CTTCTAATTGCATTCAATTTCTTATCAAATTGTGAATCGCCCATAGTATAGTTTTGTCCGAAAACGATTCACCCCAGAGCATCTGCCCTGGGGTGAAGGTAATTCCAGATTTACTGGATATTACTTGATCGTCTTGCCAGCACGCTTGATGATCGATTCCAGTTGGGTCGCGAACTCACCTTCACCCATCTCCTTCTCAGGAGCGGGAACCGGAGGCGCAGCTTCACCTTCGCCACCATGCTGAGGTTCGCCCTGCTCTTCAGCAGCGAATTCAGCGAATCCACTTGCCAGATTGTCGAGAGAGTCAACTATCTTGTCCAGTGATGACTTCTCGATTTCACCAACTCCTTCTGGTGATTCGATCTTGCTGACTTCAGCTGGGATATCGTCTTCACCAAACAGACCCTCGCCGCCCTCTCCACCTTCGGCAGCCTCTTCGCCTTCGGCTGGAGCGGCAGGAGCAGCCTCTTCGCCCTCTTCCTCTTCGCCCTTCATGAAGCCAGGAAGCTCGTCTTCCTTGACAACTTTGGACTCATCAACTTTCTTCTCTTTCTTCTCTTCCTTCTCTTCCTTTTCCTCTTCCTTGCACTCTTCCTCTTCCTTCACAACTCTGACTTTGGTGCCAGCCTTGAGGGTGGTCTGCTTGCCGTCCATTTCAACCAGAACATCATGTGGGAGAGTGATGCTTTCGCCAACGGCATTGTCCATGCCCTTGAGGTCTGGACTGATCTTGCTGGTAGCAGCAGCGACTGACTTGCCATCGGCCTTCTCAAGAGCCTTGCCGTCAGTGCCACCAGTGACCTTGGCATCGCCGGTCTTGGCCGATGCTACTGATTTGCCATCAGCCTTATCGATGGCTGGCTTCTCAGCGCCTTCAGCAGGCTTTCCAGCCTTGCCGCCGCCGCCACCTTCGCCGCCAACTGTCCCGCCGCCGCCACTGAGCTTGACTTTGGACGACTTGCCAGCATCATCAAGACCAGAAATCTCTTTCGGGTCCTTTGAGGCAACGCCCTTGCCATCAGCTTTATCAACAGCTTCAATCTCTTCCTTAAGAGCCTTGAGGATGTCATCACGATCGGTACGAGGAGCAGTGGCCATTTGATTATATTCCTTGAATCTAGGTTTGTATCAGAGGGTTGTAGTATATTTGACGCTTCAGATTAGTTTCTGAAGGTTGCTTTGGTTTCAGCCAGGAACTGCTTCTCAAGCTCCACACGTGACTTATCACGAGCAACGCGGATCTTGCTTTCCATCACATTCAATTGAGTACCATTAACAGATGGCTCGTTAACAGCATCGAATGTAACGAACTTGAAGCCTGGAAGAACTCTGTTGAACTCATTACCATCTTCACTGAGGTATGATTCAAGGTCGCCAACACCGCGACTACTGATGCAAACTCTAACATCCTGTTCAATCAGAGCCTTGACCATCTGCCCCTTGGGCATTCCTTCAAGGACTTCAAATTGACCATAAACATTCTTGCCTTCCATCCATAACTTGGTCAGAAGAATAGCAGCATTTTCAGTGTGAATCTTGGCATCATCTGGATGGTCAAGCTCGCCAAGAACCATTCTCTCTTTAACAGCAGATTGAATGGCAGCTATTGACTCCATCATCACTTCGTGAGGATAGATTCTACCATTCTCGTTTGGAGTGTCTGACTTCTGAACAAGGCTGGTCAGGCGCAGTACGGGACGCTTGCCGTTTGCCGATTCGGCAATGACACTATCCCGCTTTATTACCTTGAGAGGGTAATAGTCCCGGATTACCTGATTTTTTGTAATCACGCTGTTGGACAGGACCTGCATGACACTTATTCCTTAGTCGCACTGGCTAAACCGGCATCCGGCTTATCCTTGCCAGTTTTGGCTTTTTCGGTGCCATTGAAGTCTTCATCACTGAACTTGGGCGGATTATTTCTCTTCTTGCCCTCATGATCCTTCTTATCATCCTGATGATCAGCGAACTTTTTGCTGTCAGGGTCAGTAATATCATTATCTTCTTTGACGATTGGCTCGTCGCAGTCCTGGATCAGTTCGCCTTCCGGCTTGTCGGCACCAGGAGCAGGATCGGCTTTCTTGACTTCGCCTTCTCCCTTACTGAGTTCGCCAGAATCCATTGCTTTGCTGATCAGATCGATCAAAGCACCATCACTGTCTGCGACAGCGATCATTGATTCTTCTACTTTCTTCTCATCCTTCTTAGGAGGATAAGCCTTGGCAGTAGCCTTTCTGTCGGCTTCATCTTTGGCCAAAGATTCTGGTGTCTGAGGCAGACCCTTTCCTTCAGCAGCGACTACAGGACTATCTTCCTTCTTGTCGTCCTTCTTATCACCATTCTTGTCTTCTTCCTTGTCGCCTTCCTTCTTCTTTTCCCAAGGCTTCTCGCCTTCGCCATAAGACTCATTGACCTTCAGACCATCATCAACCTTTGGGGTCTTGTAGTCTGAATTCTCAACAATGGCATCTCCATCGACTTTCTTACTGTCGAGAACTGGCTCTTCTTCCTCACCAGGGAGCTTTTCAGCGCCGAGGTCAGGAGCAGCACCGCCGCCCAGGTCGGCACCGCCGCCAAGATCAGCGCCACCACCAAGGTCGGCACCGCCGCCCAGGTCAGCACCGCCAGCGTCAGCACCGCCGCCAAGATCAGCACCGCCCATATCGCCGCCACCAGCTGCACCACCCATTGAAGGAGCGGTGAAGTCTTCGCCCATATCGCCAGCGAAGTCACCTTCAAGATCAGAAGGAGCGCCGAATTCGTCGATTGCCTGAGGCTCAGGAATCTTGTCGAAGTCGCCCAGGGTCTGGACGTCAGTGATCAGATCAGAACCGACAGTGGCGAGCAGATCTTCAACCTCGTAGAGAGTCGCGTCATCAATGTTATTGATGTCACTCTCAAGACGGATTACGAGATCATCGACCGCACCCTGCACAGCAGCGTCTGCATCAGATCCACCAACAACATTCTTGACCAGCTTGAGCATGTTCAGATATGCTTGGGCTTTTACAGCCTTCGAAGACATATCCTCAGACAGGATCGACTTGATGAACGAATCATAGGCTTCCGAGAATTTCTTCGGATTCCCAGATACGTCCTCAAGCAGCTTAACATTACTCTGAAGATTCTTAGACTTGGTATCTTCAGCAGCTATCTTCCATTCCTTAATAATTTCGTCTTTATTGATGAAACAATTGGTTTCCCACAGGGTTGACGAAGTATCGTCAACAACCTTGTAATTGAAGATACCCTGAGAGTACAGGGTATTCTCAACCAGGGTCTTGAATTCGCTCTTATTCAGGAGGGTGAATTCCTGTTCAGCAGCGAAGAAATCCTTAGACAGTTTGACGGCTTCACGTATATTGCTATTCGACACGTGAGCAGCGCATGCCTTCAAGAGCTTACCAAAGTTTTCGCTCTTGTATGCCGACTCAGCCACATTCTTCATGTGACGAGCGTTAACCTGACGCAGGGTTAACTTAGAAATCGGCATCTTAACATTCTTGTCACTATAACTCAGAACACCTTCTTTGATGGTCATCTTGGAGGCAACAATAGACTCCTTGATTACTTTGGCCACAACCGGGAACATGGCTTCTGAGATAATCGACTCAGAAACATTGATCTTCTGAATAGATCCGTCGCGGGTCTTGACTATGCCGCTCTCAGGTATGACCTTGGGGGTGCAGTAGCCTTTTTCGATTTGGCCAAATATTTTGTCTGCTCTTGAGGTATCTTCATCCTCAATGGCTTCTACCAGTTCAGTGCATGCCTTGCTGAAGATTTCTGGCTTCTTCTCATCGACAACAACTATCTGCTTGATGTCTTCCAGAGTAACCTGATGGTCAGCAATTTTGTAATCAGCACGGTAGTAGTTGTTGGACTTGATATCTTCAAACATTAATGAACTGGCATTGAGAGATACCAGACGGAACTTTCTATTAAGTTCCGTACCTAACTTCTGCAGTCTATTCTCCATCACAGAGAGTTGACCAGAGAAACCTTGGTTAATGGCACTCAGCAACTTGCGAGCGTCCATTGTGACCTTGGAAATGGCAAGACTCTGGTGATTATTCATGCTTATTACCTTAATTTAGGGTATTTTTGCGTTGATATGGGCGGTTATGGCATGTCCGCAGCACTAATACTAGCATCTTCAGTCAATACTTCTGATTCTACTGACTTGAGGAATCTTTCCATTTCTAAAACAACCTTATCCTTATCCTCAACATTAGACTTTAATTCTTTATTCTTATGAGTAATACCATCTAATTCATTCTCATTTAACAGTTTAAAGAATGAAGCATGTGGTCCAAACTTGATCTTGGCAGCGTCAACTTTAGCAACAGCCTCTTTAAGCTGTTCCTTCTTTTCATTAATTATTAATGATTTAACATTAACATCTTCAAAGAAATCTTCTTCACCTCCAGCATCTCCGCCGCCCTCTTCATCACCACCCCCACCTTCAGATTGCTTCATCTCCATCGTTCTCTTAATCACACTAAGTTCATCTTTAGTCAGATCAGTGAATTTCTCAACAATCCATTCATCGGGGAATATGCCAAGTTCTTTAAGTCCACCCATTATTTCAACTCTACTAGCCCAAGTCTCTATTCTATATAATTCATCAATAGCACTAGCAGATGTCATACTAAGTTCAAAACCCTTCATATCATCAACACTAAATCCTCTTAAAGCAAGGTGTACTAATATTATTTTCTTAATTCCAACAATTAATTGATCCTGTATCCATTGAATAGCTTTTGCAAATTCTGGAGACTGCTGAGCTACCGTCTTGCCGGTATCAGAACCCTCTTGAGCAAGGCCAACTCTATTGAACGGTATCTTAAGCGCAGAAATCATCTTCTTCTTGAAGTATTCAATATCAGCAATAGCATCAAGGTTCTCAGCACCCTTTAATGTATCAATCTCAACACCGGTTCCATCCGAAGCAACCGGCACCCAATAATCATCATCTTGAATATGTGGTGCATACTTCTCATTCATTGCACCAGTAGCTGGATCAATGAACTTATGCTTCTTAAACCGTCTTGCGATAATCTGGATGTACTGCTCACGCTCTTTCGGAGGCAGATTTCCAACCGGTACCTTGAATATTCTCTTCTCAGGAGCACGTACCAAACGATAGATTAATGCAGCATCTTCCATGAGGCGCAGTCTGCGCCAATCGCGACGTGCACCATCAAGAATTGATCTACCATATGGAACATAAAGCTGTTCGAAACTAACAAGTCTAACGTGAGCTACCTGCCATGGGTGATAATAAACTGGCTGTTCACCAGGAAGCTGATAAAAGAAACCAACCAGATCACCAAACTTTGTTTCAACTCTTGTAAAGTTATACATATACATCGTTTTAATAGATGCAACACCATCTCTATTAGATGTAGGAACTATTTCACAAGCATAATCACCGTGCTTGCATAAGTATCTGGCTATTGGTCTTATTTGAGCGTCGATATTAAGAACATTATATAATAAATCTTCAATTTCGGTCTTAAGTCTTATACTGGCAGTTTTTACAAATATTGAATGGTTTCTCTCAGGATCTCTTAATGAACATTCATCAGCATAAAGATCAAGAGCTAAAGTTATCTCACCAACCTCATCCATCTGGTCATAATCTTTCATTCTCTCTAATCTATTAATTTGAACATTACTTTGTTCGATAAAAAACGAAGGATCATTAATATCAATTATACCATTTGGGTTGGTATAAACTTTAGAAACATCAGCCTGATTCTGGAGAATATTCTCGTGCGAGAATATATTATTACGCTTGAATAGTAACCTAATCTTATCAAATAATACAAAACTCATGCTTTATATTTACTTAGATTACTTCTAATTGAAGTATTGCTTCTTATTTCTAGTTGGAAGCAATGCCCTCTTTTTATCAACCATCTCCATTGTGACACCACCAAGTTGAGTAGTAAACTGCATCAACATCTCTTCTGTTGTCTTCTCAACAGTGGTTTCCGTAGTTGTCATTATCGGATACATTAAATTATGTCCACCCTTCTGAATCATATCATCCAATGTTACATCTATCCTCTCATCCATTCCATCCATACTCTGAGAACTCATCGGCAATAAACCATCTGGGGTCTGCAACGCTTCGACTATCCCCATGCATGAAAGGCCAGTGGCTATAACCAAGTCATCGTTATTACCAGCGCCAGATTCGTTTCCTATTCTACCATTACCCAAGTGAATAAAGCAGTTTAATTCTCTAACAAGTCTAGATGATTTAAACTTAATACCCTTATCACCAACACCTATATTATCAGTTAATGATTTAACCAAATAGCCCTTGGTTGTTGCACCAGTTGGGAATCCAGGTTTCTTATCCTTCTTACCATTAGGTAATCTTCTATAAAACAGATTAGGATAGAATAATGTGTTTTTAAGATCTTGAATTACAGCTTCACCGATACCAGTACGTTCCACTATCAGAAGAGCATCATTATAGAACCTGCCAAGATAATCCAACATCTTAGAAAATTCATCAATTGAACACTTGATTTGTATTTCTGCAGCTTGCTCAGAATCAGTTACATCGACTATTTGAGCAGTGTGAAAGTCGGTAGATTCACCAGTCGATACGTCGGCACCTATTGCGTATCTATGTCCACCATCACCTGGCTTAATTATTCTACTTGAGGCATCAACTATAGCTGAACGCCTTCTAACAGGCATATTCCATATCCACAAACACTTAGCGAAATCTAAATAATAACGTTCATTAAGATTTGGGTTGATATATGCTACAGGCTTACTAACTATTTTAAAAGTTTCATCCACTTCTTCTGATACTTTAGTTATAGCATCTTTATCTAGAACAGTGTTACCTGCACCAATGAATTCCATCAATATTTCTTGTCTAAACTTCCAAGATTCACCCTTTTCTTGAAGTTCTCTATACTGTTTTACCAGCCATGGACTCTTATACTTACCAAATTTAGCTTTATCTTCTTCAGTAGTACATTCAACTATTCCATCACATGGAGCAATTCTAACTGGTCGTTTGGTAACGTCATCTGTAAATTCAATTACCCAATCCATCTTACTCCAAGGAATTTCTATTACTTTAAACGAGTTCTTTCCTTCTTTAGCATCTTCAATTGTGTTATAATACCAACCACCACGTCCGTTAGTTGTACTAATAACTATAACACGACCACCGTGCATCAAGGTCGGTTGACCAGCAAGCCACATCGCTTCCATTTCTGCGATGAATGCAGCTTCGTCTATGATAACCAAAGAAGCAGTGTTAGAACGGAGAGTGTCTTTAGAACTTGTAAGAGATTTAATTTCTGAACCTTGGAAGAATCCAACAGTATGCTCATTCCACAATTTAGGTGGAGCATATTTTCTATTCATCCCAGAACGTGGATCACCCCAGACGCTATGGAATATTTCTGAAGGAAGATTCTCGTAAACGAATTTGATGTTTCTATCGAGGTAAGCAATAGCGTCTTCATCTCTCTTACTGACAATCAGAACCTTCTTATTCGGGTGGAACATCGCTATCCACAGAGCGTATGCACCACTAAGTGTTGAAATGCCAGACTGACGGCATTTCAAATAAATTATTCTATCTGACTCTTGGAATTCTCTTACTGATTCTATCTGATATTTAAATAATTTAAAAGGAATAATACCAGCGTTAGGATGTTTAATTTTACAAAAATTAGTACAGAAGTAGATGAACGACTCTTTACATCTCCTTAAAATCTCTTTCTTTTGTTCTTTAGTAATCATCTTTCAAGCAACTTTTTAACTTCTTCTGGAGAAAGATCACCAGAACCAGCGCCTTCTCCTGTATTAACAGTATTGTTATTCTTAAGAGATGCCAATAACTTAGCCACAGAGTCCATCATATTAGCTCTGGTCTTAGTTATATCAGCTTTAGTCTGAAGAGTTGCAACTATAGCCATTGTATCAGATGCACGATAATCATTAGCTTGAAGTTTTGCAAACAATATATTATAAACATCATCGCATTTATTTCTATCTGCTTCAACGTCTTCTATGATCTTTACAGCACTATCACAATGAACATCAATTAATCCTATCAATTTATTCTGAATTTGAGCTTTCTTTAAATCAAATTCGCTAGGCTGCTGCTCAGTTTCTAAAATCTTAAGTTCTTTTTTAGGTTCTTCCAGTTTAGGTTCTTCCAATATCACTTCAGCTAATTTAGGCTCTTCCGGCTTAGACTCCGGTTTAGGTTCTTCTTTTACTGATGCTACAACTTCCCCTTCAACTTTTTCAAGTTCGCTCATCAATACCTGAAGATCAGGATCAAGTTCTTCTTCTGCCATATATTATATACCAATTAACCAAATGATCCAATATCAATTATATCTTTATCCATATCGCATTTATCATTATTGTCGGCCAATTCAACACCAGTTGCCGAAAATTCAGAAATTTTAAATCTATTATGTCCATCACCATCGAAATATAACTTCACTTCTCTACTGCATCCAGCCCCGCCAAGTTTAGACAAAGCATAGATCAGGTCTTTAATACCCTGAGCAGTAGATTGATCTTTTGTGGTTATCTTGAAAATTAACTCTATTTCTGGTTTATCTTCAGATTCTTTTACCAGTTTACTCTTGATTATTTCTTTCATCTCACTAAGGCGTTCTACCTTTAATGGATGCTTACCTTCCATACCTATAGATTCATCTATTAACAGATCTATGAATTCAATCACATCTTCATCAATTATTGGTTCACCACCTTTGTAGAATTTAACCAGATCTTCAGCGAATTTCTTTTCGTCCAGATCACTAGTTCCTGGATCATTATCAGCAGTCTTTTTAACAGCTATTCTTCCAGGTAAATCTATACCACCTGGGGTTACTTTTTTACCCCTAGTCTTGCGATGAATTCGCTCACGAACTGACTTTGGAATGGCCATAAACTATATTTTATTGATCTTGATCAACATAGAAAAAGTCTTCTGAATCACCCAAATCAACTTCTTTATGATCTTTAGTTTCCATTAGATTAACCGTAAACTCATCTCTTCTAATTCTTAATGTCTTGAAAAAGTGGCTTATTATATTTCTATTCTTACTGCTAGCTTTTTCCAGTTTTGAGATTAAACCATCATATGGCTTTTCATCATTGTACCAGATCTCTTCTAATGATTTTAATATTTCAAGGAAGTCTTCATTATAATCCATCATTTCTCTGGCTTCTTTAAGCCACAAATCTATGTCTGTCGATCCTTTTAACTTGGTTTTGTGCTTTCTGCTTAAGAAATCTTTGTAGCTGACTACGTTCTTTTTATCTCTCTTCTCTTTTTTCAAATATGCCAGGATTCGTGTTTTTGCGACTTGGGACCATAAATTAAATAATTTTGGCGATCCCGGTTGAGGGTCATATTTATAAAGAACTTTTTCTATTTGACAATAAGCAACTTGGAACAATTCAGTTGCTGATGACGCATCTCTATTTGGAAAGATATGTTCGAAGTTGTGCGCTCTGATTACTTGTCTTATCAATTCTTCAGAATGATGCATTATCTCATCACGCAACTCAATATCAACACACCCGCGAGCAACGTACCTCTTTAAAATTTCTTGAACCAAGTCATTATCAAAATAATGATTTTTTGGTTTTACTTTTACTTCTGGTGTTACTGCTGTAGGAGAAATAGTCTCCTTAGGTGCGTTGTCTAAGGGGAGCATAAATTTATTTACTATCAATACATAATTTTACATCATATTAATTAAAGAAAATATATCGGTTAACACGTTCTGATATTATATCTCTTACTCAAGAATTTTTCTCCAGATACTTGTTTATTACCATAAATCATAGTAACCGGATACTCCTTCAATCCAACTATGAATTTAAGCTGTCTTCTTGAATGAGTTAATAAATAACTATTTCCAGTCATATAAAATCCAAATACTCTACTCCAACCTCTTTTTGTTTTTCTTACCGCTCTTCCGATTATTTGGTCAAAATTTGATTCCATTTTACCAGCACCTATAACTATAACATTGTCAGCACCACCAGATAAATCAAGTCCGCGTTTCAATATCTTACTACCTATAAGAATCCTTAGCTTACCTTCTTCAAATGCCTTCAATGAAGAATTACGTTTAGAACGAGATTTTGTACCAGATATAAATACAGATCCCTCAATCTTACTTTCTAAAATATCTCCCAATTCTTCAACTGCAGCAGTATCAATTAATATTAAGAATTTCTCAGTTGAAAAAGAAGTCGTGATCTTTTTTACTTTCTGGTGAAATTCATCATTATTGATAATTTCTCTCTTTTCAGCAATATCAAAAGCAGTCTTATCAAGATGATCCTCTTTACCATGCTGAATCATGTAATATTTAATAGGTTGAATAGCACCTATCGCAGTCATGTCTTTTCTATTAGCAACAGACAAAATAGATCCAAAACGTTCCCTAATAATCATATTCTCAACTGGTTTACTTCTATCATATGGGGTACCACTAAACCCATAAACATATCTGCCATTAAACCACGTATTAAATAATGGCTCGTAATATTTAGATGATCCTCTATCAGCTTCATCCACCATCAATAATTCACACTTACTAACAAGTTTTTGAAGAACTTGAGATTTTTCAAATCTTGAGTGATAACCTTTTATAGCAGCTTCAAAATATTTAGCCTTCATCAATGGATGAAATATTTGTACAGCCTTAGTTACACATCCTACATATTCATCTTTATTAATTTTATCACTAAATGACTTAAACAATTCAACTTCTTCATCTTTAATCATATCAATAAGAGCACTATTATCACGAATTATTCCGATAAAATCAAAATCATCCCAATGTTCATCTTTTTCCCAACTAACATAGTTTTTAAATATTGACTTATCCTTAATAAATTTATCTTTAAATTTATCAACTAGTATTGATATAAACCAATATTCAGCGTTTTCTTTACCAATCAATTTAATTGCTTTATCATAATCAGATAATATTATCTTTTTAAAATCTGATTCAATTGTACTCAACTTAACATTGAACTCAGCCCACAGTGGCTTCTTTGGGGTTTGAAGTGCTTGTACTGATCCAATAATCACTAAGTTGTTGTCTGGTGTAAAACCAGAAGTGAATAGACCTATATCATTATTATGAACAACATTTCTTAATACTATTCTTGCCATTATCTGGTCAAGAACTACTACCTGTTCTGTTATTATTACAGTCGGACATCTGAACAATTTGATGATACCAGCCATTACTTCAGTCTTACCAGCACCTGTCACATGGTGCATCATCCCAACTTCTGAAATTAAATCTTTCTCTGCATCATTTGATATAGAAACAGCATTAAGCGCATCCATTTGGTTATCACGTAAAGTGATACCATCAATCAATGAATTATCAAATGATCCGGCTGATGGTCTTGGAAATTTAGACTTATCTCTACCATCAATTATCTCATATGGAAAATTATTAGCTTTACACAGATCAATAAGTTCACTTAAAAATGGCCGTCTTAAAGTCTGAGTATTCTTGTTATACTTACGCCAGACACCATCCCAACCGCCACCACCTCTTACAGCTGATCTTGAATATACCGCTTTTGGATCACGAACACTAAAATGCTTGCTAAACACTTCCTCTTGTTGAGGAAATACTTGGGACAGCTGAATTTTATGATTATCTAGTAAAGTTATTAACACTTAAATAAAATACATCATCCCGCTGGATGATTGATCGGATAGTCGCCATCTCTTGGATCGACTTCATCATCCATCGTTCCAATTGGTTCTATATCACCTTTTCTGATTGTCTGATCCAAAAGCATATCAATTACTTCCATGTTGACATCATCTGGGCTTACATCATTTGCACCAGTATCAACATCATCTATTCTACTAATCGCAGTCTCTTCCAGGTTCTGACCATATATTTCGAAAGTAATTCTGTATGTGGTATTGCCGTTACCGTCCTTGTAAGGAGCGTTAATCTCAGCACGGTAGGTTCCCGGCTTAAGAGCACGTCCATCCATTCCGCTAGATACTGGTTTAGACAAACCATTATTGATAGTGGCAAAGACAGGCTGAGACTGCATCCCTATCACATTGTTTACCATCTCAGAGAAATATTGCTTAGTTGTCTTGGCCTTGGCAGTCTCAACAGCATCGTCTATTAAATTCTGCGGTATGTATCCAAGAACGCTCTCATTTTCTTCATTCACCACGCTTTCAACTTCATACGTGTCTGAATTAACGTGAACCATAATTGATTCAGAGGTTCCACGGTAATTTGACTTAACCTCAACAATCTGCTTGCCAGCAAACATTTCAAGTTCAATTTGCATTGTCTCTTTAATAATTCTGATAAATGACTCAGCAATAGCCAGCAACTTAGATTCTTCAAGTCCGAGAGTCTGAGCAGCCTTATCTGGACTGTCAAATCTACGAGCCTTAACATATTCCTGAATTTTAGCAACTGCTGTTGTTCTTATTTGACTAATTCTAACAACAGACACCTTGAGAGCGTCGGCCAGTTCTTTACTGGTTTTTGGTTCTCCAGTGCTGCCGTCTTTCTTGATTCCATAAGTAGCCATTAACACAAGTTTCTCTGGCTCAGTAAGTCCAACAGATGGAGCATTAAGGAAATGCCCTATCAATTTAGGCATTGATTTCTGTCTGCTGGCTGCATCGGCAGCATTGTCGTAGTGGCTTGAAATCTGACTTGAATAAGTCTCTTCAGCCTCTCCAGGCATTGGAGCATCAGCACTTACTGCAGCACGTGAAGCCGCAAGGTGGTCATATTTTCCACCCTTCGTCTGAGGGACGCCAGAAACGTTTGATGCTTTACCAGCACCTCTCTGCACTGAAGTTGACAGATAACGGAAGACGTGAGATGTGAATGGGGCTATGCCCTTATCATTCTTCATCGCAGTCAGAACGCCAGTCATGCATTCAGCAATTCCCTCTTCAACACTAAAAGTGGGGGTAGAATACTTCTTGGCGAAATGGATGATAGTTGGCTTAAGAGCGGAAATAACTTCCTCAGTAGTCCAGCCATTTTCAAGTGGCTTTTTAACACCCTTAAGATTTGTAAGAGTCTTGCCAGGGAGAGGGTTAGCAATACCAGTCCAGTCAGTTAAACCCTTCTCTTTGTCAACCAATTGTTCAGCTTCAGATTCTCCTTCAGAAGCTGCTTTTTCAGCATCATCATCTACCTGTACATCAGCATCTTCACCAGTATCAATTTCTGGTTCTGAATCGATTGTCTGATCAATATCTTCGTCATCTCCTGGAGCTTCCAGGATAACTTTAAGGCGTTCGATTAATTCCATTTTAATATCTCCTGATGCTTGTTTAAATTTGATGTTGGGTATTAAGCTGGTATATTATTAATATTTGGTGGTCTTCTTATATCAGCAACATTTCTATTGGGAGCACTAATCTTCTGAGTGTCCATTATTTCTTGAGTTTTTAAAGCTTGGTCTGCTGTAGAAATATCATTTTCAGTATCATCTTCCATTTTATTTCTAGAAATCATACTATTAGATGTTGGAGTTCCCAACTCTGGATTAGTCCTTTTTAAACCTCCAACATTTCCATTATTTAGACTACTTAACTTCATTATTTAGCCATCTTACCCTGAGTCTGCTTTACCTTAACAGATATATCTTTAAATAATTTAGTAAGCTCTTCTGGATCTATTAATTGAGTACGCAAAACATTTAAAGCGTCATTTATTTCAGATTTAGTAGCAAAATGTGGAGCAAAATATGGCATTAACTGTTTAGCTAAATTTTTAACTTTTTCAACATCTTCTTTATCACCAGTAGCGTCAACAGCATCAACTTGAGAAGCTTTGGCAACTACAGGTTCAGGAACAGTAGGAGTAGGCATATCTTCAACCATCACTCTATATAGACCACTATTAGATTCAGATTTTACAACTTCTTCAATTATAATACCATGTTTCTTCAAATCTTCAAAAACTTCATCAGATTTTGGACCAACTAATACATCATCATGAGCTTCAAATACTTTCCCATAAGTTATATTGATATAATCATTTAACTTCTTGACACCACTTTTATTGAGCATTTTCATTAGCGCACCGTCAGGTAGAAGTAATCAGAAACACGAGATTCACCATTAGGAAGATCAACACTTACTTTATATTTATAAGTCCCCTTAAGGAACTTAGAAGTATCAATTAAATATTTCAAAACATATGGATTAGATCTATATGATCCAGATCTAAGACCTATTTTCATATCAGCATCACTAATCATCACTTCACAATTTTGAGTTTCAATAGTTATTTTACCCTTTAAAGCTGGCATTATAGCCGCCAACTTCTTGTAATCATAATCATACAACGGTAACGGCATCATTCCAACTTCAAGCATCCGCTTTTCTGGCTGCATGAACTTAGAATCAAGAGGTTCAAATCCAAGTCTTATATTGGTTAAATCATCATCCATCGCCCAGCCATTTGCAGCACCAACATAGAATTTATTGCATTGGCATGTCCAAAGTGATTCATCATCCCAATCTATTTCACTAGGATTCGGATAGCAAGCCAGATCACCAATGAAACACCAAACATCAAAATATGTTCCCTCTTGGAACGTCTTGCAATCAAGATTGAGATTTAAAGTATAGGAACCTGGAAGATATTGTGGAGGTAAATCAGTGCCACAAATTCCAGTCTGATCAGTTAAAGGTTTTGGTGTACGTTGAAATACTGAATCGAAAATTGTTTGATAGTCAGTTGATCCTGGAGCAGGAATAATTATCTCCATCACTTTATTTTCTTCACGTACAGATTGCTTATAAATTCTTACTACACGAATAGCATACGGGTCGGTAGGAACACCATCTTTAAGAAACGTCGCATTCAATGCCACGCTCCCACCAACAGATGAATTAAGTCTATCACTCATATTATATATTTGCACTATCTTCGTCTTACATTGGGAGCAGAACGCTTACTAGCTTTTTGTTCTTCCTTCTGCTTCCTCTCCTGCTCTTCCTTATATCTCTCGATATACCATACCCGTTCTTCACCAGTCATTATTTTAAGTTCAAATAAACTGAACTTACAGTATTCTTTAAGCAGGAAGATTTGTCCCCAGATAGCCCAATATTGGGCTTCCAACGAATCACCTCTTAGTTGAGCGAAAAAAGTTCTCACCAAACGGTAAACTGATACTATAATCCTTCTTGCATTCATCATTCTGGCACGTCACTTCAACAGTAGTATCAATACCAGGAGTGATTGAATCTACGAATTCACGGATGGTAGCAGAGTCACGCTGATGTAACTTATCCATCAATTTGAATTTTCTGTCATCATGGAACTCGACACCATCAACTCTAAATCCAACAATGGTCATAGAAATATTCTTTGTGTAAAGATCTTCAGAATCCTGTTTGATAACCTTTGAACCATTCTGACCGCGAGAACGTGCCTTACCTCTCTTGAGAGGATCTATAACAGCAGCAGTACCCTTGGACATAGCACTTATGTCCTTAACTCTGATCAATCTTACTAATGCTTCAATCTTCTTGTTCAACTTGCCACTAATAAACGGAAGTTCCACAGACATCGGCTCAACTGGATGATCTGGATGTGGCCCTTTAATGGTTTTAGAAAGATCTCTTAAATCATAATCATAAGTGCTCTTGGTGCCACAGTGCGGGCAATCAGTTACGAACTCATATTCAGGACCATGGGTGATACCACGGAGATAGTACAGAAGGAAGAATTGATCACCAGCAATCAGATCATGAACAGTCATACCTTCTGGTAATTGAATGCACGCTTCGGTGATCTTATTGAGAAGTTCACCACTCTGGGCTATTCTCTGGTTAGCCATCATTTTATCAACATCTATACCCATTGGACGAATTCTAACAGTACCATTAGGCATATTATCGTAATACTGGCCTTTACTTGGGAGTTCTACAGTCTCCCATGGCATGAAATAATCATCTGATTTACCTAAAAGTTCGTCAAACAGGTCAGTTTTTGGCTGAGCCTGTTCTCCCTTTGCCATTTTGGCAGCATTCTCTATAACCTGATCAGGTAATTCGTCATTCTTGCTCATATTATAATTACTCGCAAGAGAAAATCTGAAAAACAGTGAAGCCAGCCCTAAAAATAAGGCTGGCCTCACATTGCAATATTATTTTATTAAGATCTTACTGCTCTGTCGTACTTCATCGACACGTCAATGGTTGCGATCTCACTGTTACTATAGTCGAGATCATTCCAGTTGGCGTCTATGGCCCAGCTGTTGTAAATATCCCAAGTCTCTTGGGTTCCACCATCAGCTTTGGTCATTTCAAGCTTAGAATCTTTCTTGTAGGCTGATGGCACATCAGCACTGGCTGATCTGACCTTGACAGCCTTGTTGAACCAGTTCCATACTTCACTACTGGTCTTGGCGTCACCATAGACGTCATAGAACACCAGGGTGATCGGTTCCCAATGGTGCTTACCAGCGAAGTATGCCGTTTCCTGGTCATGCTCCATCTTCGCTTCTTCGATGATCACGTGTGGTCGTTGAGCATTAGACAGATAAACTGCCTCTTTGTTCAACCCGCCAGAAATGATGGTGAATTTCCAGCGGTGCTTGCGGTTTGACTCGATCTTGGCATCGGCCTCTCCGCCCTGACCATTTATTTTGAACCCTGGCATGTGAAATTCTCCGTATTATATTTGGTTTTGGACTAGGCTTAGGCCGCAGTCGCAGTCGTGACGCCGACAGCGGCAAGAACCTCTTCCGCGACGAAGCTCTGATCGGTACGGAGAATGCCCACGTTCAGCACGATGAATTCGATTGCGCGTGTCGGCTTGAGCAGCAGCGCAATCCAGAGTTCATTGCGATCGATTCTGATCGGGGTGTTGTTCGATTCATCGCAAACAACTTTCCAGGCAGTTACGCCGCGACGAGCAGCGATATCAGCCATGTAGTTGTTGATAGAACCGGTCACCAGCTGACGGGTGATTCTGTCATTCGGCTCAAACAGGTACTCGTTGAGAAGTCCCTGAGGGCCAGCAAGAGCTTTCTTGATGGCGATGAGCAGCATGCGGACGTTGATGCGGTCGAGAGCACTGTCCTTGCGCTGCAAGGTTCTCTGACCCCAAATGTGGATTCCGCGCTGTGGGTACTTGATGATCGGGTTAACCGCGTTGTTGTACCCATAGAGCAAATCGCGTTCGCCGCGAGTATGCTCGACTTCGACATCAAGAGCGGTGATGAACTTACCACGGTTCAAGCCAGCAGGAGCGAACCACATTTCCGCAACACGATCGGTGCGTGCAAAGACTGCAGCAACGTGACCAGCTGGTGGTACCCAGATATCACCACCATTGAACTGATCGTAAATCTTGATCCAGGGGTGGTACAGACCACCGTAACTGCTATCAAGAGCCACGCGCAGGTCAGTGAAGAGCAGACCGTTATGCCAGTCAACAACCTGCTGGGCGTTGAGGCCGAACGGAGGATCGACGATGTAGAAGGCATCGCCACGCTGAGTGCAGACCGAGAGAGCAGTCGTGATGACTGCACCACTGCTGAACCCTGGGGTAACGAGCAGTGAGATATCATAAGTCTCTGGACTAGAGAACTTGTAGATACCGGTCAGTTCAGCAGGGTTGCCGATCACAGCGCGGTCAAGTTCGGTCGAGAAGATCGGATCGGTCGGAATGCCATTGGCCTGACCATCGAACTCACGATCGAAGAACTGCGCTGGCTGACGAACCTCAAAGGTTCCTGGATCATTGATGTCGTTATTCAGGAAGCTTGGACGATCGATCCAGCGAATGAACTCGTTGCCGCGCACGTCATCGGTGTTGTCAATCGGGTTGACAAGGTTTCCGATGTAGTTTGCAGTCTCTCTTGGATCAAACGAGACGTTCTGGATTCTGGTCAGCAGAACACCATTGGCATCAGTAAGGGTGATTTCATAACGTCCAGCCGGGACGTTTGCTCCCTTAAAGATATCGATATCGAGCTTGTACCCCTCAACCCAAGTGCCGGGTGAAGGAGCAACAAACCATCCAACTATGTTGCCATAGTAAGCCTGATCGATCATGCACTGAGCAGCCTTGGTAACGTCTCCGTTGCCATATTGCTCGCATGAGAGAGGCATCTGCTCAGTTACTTCACCGCCAGGAGGAAGGGTGACGCGCAGATCACGGTACCCACGATATGATTCGGTGTAGGGGTATCCGATTCCGACAGTCTCAGCAAAGCGCAGGGTCTTTGGATGAGAACCATCAGCCAGCATCTTGACGGTGCCGAAACGGTGGGCATCGGTTGACTCGATTACGAGAACCTTTTCACCGCCAGGAATGGCCAGAGCGAATGATCTGATGAGGGTGTCGCCAAGGACAGTCGCGGCAGCATTGATGGCCGATGCGATGGTCGATGCAGGCAGGTTGTATCCAACCGGCAAGGTTGCGGTGAACTGAGTGATTACGGTATCATTCAGTTCGATCACAACGATGTTGTTTGAACTGGTGATGTTGAAAACACCAGTCTCAAGGCCGATCAGATTTGAGCGAGGAATGTCGAAAGCGTAGAGACTCTGGCCGATTTCGATGGCGAATGCTTCAGCCGGATAGGCCGGAACAGAAGTCGTGCCAGTTCCATCAGCGTAGTTCCACAGCTGGATCATCTGACCAGGAATTTCAGTACGGAACTTCGCACTTCCATCACCATTGTCAGACACGAAGTAATTCTCAGACTGGAACCCGCTAAGAGCGAAAACAGTAGAGGCAAGGGTTGCAGCGTCAGGTATGGTACCAACCGGCATCGTGTAGATGTTGACAGCCGAAGGATCTTCGTTGTCAACACGGAATGCGAAGTTACGGTTGTTTGGCTGGACTGAGAATCTGAATGAATCGTTGACATCCAGGGTCTGATCTGGCCCACCAGCGCCCATCACGACCTGAACTTCGATGCCATCAGGAAGAGTGATATTCTCACTGGTTCCTGGGGTGCCGCTTTCCTGGAGGGTTCCGCTAGCAACCGTTGCGCCATCAGAGGTTCTGATCACAACGTAGGTTGCGCCAGTCATTGGGATGCCACCAGTTACGGTCGGCTTGCCAGTGATGAGGAGCAGGAAGCTATCGTCAGCTGATCCTATGTAGTTAGAACCAGTGAAGGTCAGAGAAGCTGAGGTTGGTCCAGCGGTGCCAGGATCAACTACTGAGTCATTGAACTCAGTGAAGGTGATAGCTGCATCGTGGAAGGTCCATCCATTACTGCCAGCAACACGAGTATTGATGCCACCGAAATCAATACCACGGAACAGCGGGATTCTGCCCCAGCCTTTTTCACGGTTGCCAGTGGTATCGATGCAAACACTTGAGAGTTCGGCTGGCTGATCCTGCTCACATTCAACACCAACACGCATTACATAGGCCAGATTGCCTTCTTCCATGTAGGCCAGAACTGCGTAGCCAAGGAAGCTTTCTGAGAAAGGCTCGCCAAAAGTATCAATATACTGTTGCGCGTTAGTTATCGCATAGACTTTATTTAACAATCCTTTCTTAGCAGCACCTAAGAAAGCCGGAATTATCCCCGATGATCCTGCAGGAAGCGCTGAGAGATCAATCTCATTGACGAAAACTGCAGGCGAGAGGAAAGTGGCCATTATTTACTCCGTATGGTCTGATTAAGTTAGTGTATCTTTGCCTATAATATTTTTGTCGGAATAGTACCATTAACAATTCAACCCTGACGATAGCGCCAGGGTTGAGTTCTGATCAGCACTAAATGGTTTTATCACTTAGTATTTTTGGCTTTGATCTTATTTGGCTTTACTTCAGTCGGAATGCTCAACAGAGTTTCAGTATTTTCAGTGATCTTTGTAGTAGTATCAACTTTAACTGTACGAATAAATCCAGTCTTCTTCAAATTGACAATTTGTTCAGCGATCAGCCTTGACACAGGAAGGTCAACGTGACGTCCTGGGGCAATTCGTATTGACTGCTGATGTGGTACCAGTTTTGAATTTTTGCCATATATCTGAATATTAACAGTCTGAAGTCTTGAAATATTATAAATTCTGAGTTTATCAATCTCAGACTTACGCTTCTCATCCTTCATCTTACGAATCTCTTTTATAGAAAGAGGCTTCTTAGAAGGGGTTGCCATGTCGGTCATGTTAGGTCCTATCTCTGTTAACTATGTACGTTTCTCCGCCATACAGAACGTCATTTCCTGACACCAATAGATTTCCACCACCAATAGATCCAACACCTTCTTTAACTGATATAGGATTGGACAAAACAGTAGGTGTAACCTTGGTTGAAATTGGTAACCAACCTTCTACTTGAATATTTATGTTTTTCTTGACTTTAGCATGGGTAGCTTGATCAGCTTCAAGCTCACTAGTATCAGAGCTACTAGTCATTTTCATCACTAATTCATATGACATTCCAGTTACATCAACTAAGAAAAATGACGCCAGCGGATTAAATCTTGAAGCGATAGAATAAACAGCATGTTCCGCATCATTTTTATATTCAGTCCATATCTCAAGAGTATAATCCAATAAATATGGAACTGGTCTATAAATTAATTCAACTCTCCTGCCATTGTTGTGATATTTTCTACCTATTGGCATATAAGGCGGAGAATATCTCTTAGGGTCTGGATTCTCAGCAGTTCTAGTGATAGCCATTATAGGCAATGCTAATCTAGCACCACGTAAATCTTTATCAGTTTTAATCAATGTAGATGCCTCACCGCCAGATATTTTAACATTCATCATTCTATATGCTTCAGTTCCTTTATTAACTGGTATTCTTATACCACTGAAATAATTCTTTATTGCTGTATCAATAAAATGAAAACCAGGTTGCTGAATTTCTCTTACTTCTTCAACATAATTAACATCAATAGGGTCATCAATTAAATTTCCAGCTAATTGAGGTTCTCCCTTACCATAATACAAGTCATCTCTATCGTCTTGTCCAACAGGGCTTCCGGCACTCTTTGTAGCTTGATTTTTATCATCAGAAGTTATGGGAGAAAAGCCATCTAACTTCTCTTGTCCTTGATTAAAATTAAATTGATATATTGTCATATGCTGTCAACCCATGGTTGGTTATCAATATCTTTGAATACCTCATCGAAATAAACTTTACCAGTACCATATTCAGATGCTGTCATGGCAGTTTTCTCAACACCATTTTTTACAATCGCTGTACTAATTCCTTTTGAATCTAATCTACTCTTGATATCAACAAGAGCTTCCTTCTTAAATTCTTTTGCATGTTTAGACATAGCATCTATGACGCCTTGTTTAACACTGTTCCAGTTTGACGTTACTGGCATTATTTCGGCCTAATAGCAATGTCACCAGAAAGAGGTTCAACGTCAACAGTCCAATATAACCATCTATAGTTGTAATTTCCAGTGTCAGTAGCGTGTGTGACTCTAAACTTATCCAAACGATTTATTTTACCTTCTAAAAATTCAGTTGATTGAGTTTGAATAAGTGTGTTGTGTGGAACACTTATTACATCACCAGTTCTTATAAGTCTAGATCCATACAGCCCGAGCAGATAAGCTCTTGAATAATGAATCTTAAATTTAACATCTGAATCAACACCCCATTTAACCTTGAGAAGAGACACACTTTCTGGCTTAAACATCCCTTTGATAATATCAGGTGGAAGATATATTGGATTAGCAGTTTCGTTATAAGTTTCATCAGTTTGACCAGTATCATCAGAACGACGGAAAACCATAGTTGGAGCGCCTGAATCATTAACCAAATTCAGAGCTTCCATCTCCATATTAGCTATTTCTGGATTGGAATGATCATAAATAGCAATTTTACTACTATTCTTCTCAGCATCGGTTCTATTATCTTTAGCGTCTTGCAACGATGAATATGCCTGCTGCAGTTCATCGTCAAAATCAAATCGATGATTCATCATTCTGGCCTCTTCTCTGGATCTAAGTCCGCAAAGTAATCATCACTATCACATTTTGAAGTGTTATATGCATCACATTCATAATCACCAGATGCTGAACTTGGAACATTTCTAGCTGCATCTCTCAATATTTTATACCAATCTTCCATACACTTACTTGGGCATTCTCCAGTAGGAGGTGGACCATCAGGAAGTTCAAAATATTTATAACTACCATATGTTCCAAAACTAAGTTGATCTTTTACAACTCTTGATCCTGGTATTAATTCAAGGGCAATTGCTATTGGCAGATATGAATTAATTCCTTGGAGAGCTATAGTAAGATTATTAGTCGTTTGTTCTGACAATGGTTCATGACCAGGAACCAATACTTGGTTACCTATCACAACAAGTTTATTCTTAATTGTTACTGCCACAAATTAAATTTGAACATTACTTCTTATTATTTCGTCTAGTTGTCCATACCCAAAATCCAGCTAATAATGCAAATCCGCCAATGAATATTAATATATTAATCATGATTACATCGCATAAATGCCAGGAGGCTCACCCAATAATAGAGCATCCTTATAAACCTTTTCTCTTTCCTCATATCCTTTAGCAATTAACGCTTCTCCACCAAAAGTTGTAGTACCACCATCTGGAAGCGGAAGAGCACGCTTAGTTCTTATGTTACCAAGCACAATCGAAGCTTCAGCTATGACCAATCTTCTCATCAATTCTCTAGCTACTGGAGTACGCCAACGATTTATTGATGGGAAGTATTCAACGAATACCGGGAAGCTACCTCTTGGAATTGGAACAACTTTAATTAAATTGTCTCCTTTAACTTCCCATTGTCCTTCAGTAGCTAACATTCTCTGACTAAACTTACGATATGATTGAAGAAGATGGAAATCAAGAAGAAGATTCTGAATTCCTGTTACGTTACCAACATTGAACAAGTAAGATTCAGCGCCAAAAATATCACCAACTCTTGTTATTGATGGATCCCATTTAACATCTTTAATCCAATAAGCATCTGGCGGCAATGGATATTCATCAACAAGTGGCTTGGTGTAAAAATAAGCTCTCTTCTCTTCGAATGGAAAATATCCAGCCATAAAATCACCAGCAGTTCTCAAAATCATTTCAAATGCTGTTTCATCCAGTTCAACACGAATAGTTGGATGGCCAAAATGAGACATCACTTCAGCTTTGATAGGATTACTATCAAGTTTTAAAACTGTCGGACCTTCAGATGGACCCATTATAGCCATATGTTATTTTTGAACCTTTATATCGCAGTTATTGTTGGGCCAGGTCCACCACATGCACTCCATTCTCCAAGTGGTGGTATATCAGTGCTAATAAAGTAATATCCACCATTATATGGGCAGTCATATGTATTGTATGTTTCATATTCAAGAACCCAATATCCATAAGTAACAAACGCTATAACTTTTGTTGAATCTAATGTATTTCTATAAAGACCATGAGTTGCGTCAGGGATTAGTCCACCACCATCAGGAATTATAAAATTACCAACAAGCACATATTGACCATCAAATCCATATGATCCAGTTACTACGAAGCCAACAAGTGGCTGCGCTGATTGAGATGATACACTCTCTGATGATGTACTGTTAGATGACATCAATTCAGTGCTTAATGATGATGATTCACTACTATCAGAAGACTGTGATGATTCAGTGCTGTGAGATGATAATATTTCAGTGCTGCGAGATGAACTAGAATCAGAACTCAATGTTGATAACGATGAAGATGATGATTCAGTGCTATCAGATGATTGAGATGATTCAGTGCTATGAGATGACCAATTTTCAGTGCTGCGAGATGAAGACGATGAATTATCTGAAGAATTTGTACTGTCAGATGATTGAATAGCTGTACTTGACGATGACGATGATTCAGGAACTGCTGGACGAGTGATAATTGTGAAATAATAGCCCTGGAACGAATAAGTTGTTTCTAATGGTGCTTGACCAGTTCCACCACCAGCAAACGGATATGCGTAACCATAATAATGACCAATCACTAACCATTGTTCAGCAACATCAACATACATATTCCAATCGAAATATGCTGGAGCATACGCTATCCAGTTACCACTACTGTCAGTTGCTGTGTAATATGGACGTGTGCCACCAGCAACTATGGTACCAGTGTTACCATCAAAATAACCATATCCAGAGAATGTGTAATCAGTATCAGTTGTAAGACCATATTCAGCAGCAGTACCATGATATAACTGAGGAACTGATGGCACTGCACTTTGCGATGAACTTGAACTTGACTCAATAAGTGTTTCTGTTACTACATATTGACCTATAAGTGTTACTGGACCACAACCTGATGAACTACCATTTTCATTTTGATTGTATGTTCCAGCAGGTGTAGATGCCACCACAACTATTGGACTAAACATAAATGCACCAGAATTTAAGCTGACTGTACCTGCAACAGTATCCCAAATCAATGTATATGTTGTTGATCCACTACCAGCTTGTGGATTTTCATTAGCGTACGGTCCAATTCCTGAATATGTATGCACACCATTTACAGATGATTGTAAGGTCATTGTTGCATGACCAGACCCATTACCATAGCATAAAGTAGACTCATCTATTCTACTAACCCATGACACTACGTTAATATCAAATGATTGTGGAATAGGTTCTGAACTTGGTGTTGATTCTGAACTAAATGTAGAATCTGATGACAACGAACTAACTGGTGCAGCACTACAATCGTATGATATTATATTACGTGCTGATAATAATCCAGTTCCAAGTGTGCACCCGGCCCATTGATCATATTGATCAGGGTATGATCCTAATAAAGATGAACCAATTGATGAAATTGATCTTCCAGCGAAGCATTCACCACCAGTAAGTATACTAATTGTTAATAATTTTGTTGTTTCATTTAGATTTATTCCATAATTGTCACCAAGATATGAGAAACCACCAGTGAAGTTACTGCCACTTCTATTTAAAGTTATAAACTGTTGAACACCACCAGGAACATAAGGTAAGTAATCACGCTGCATTATGAAGCTAAGTTTTATACAATCTATAGAAGCAGATTTTGATGATGATGAAGAAACTTCAGATGATAATGTTGATTTAGATGATGATGAAGAATAACTAGATGATTCTGATAATCCAAATGATGACAATGATTTTGAAGAAGATGGTGAGCTATCAGATAATTTAGTTGATTGCGACGATTCGCTAGATAACGATTTTGATGACAAGGTTGAATTATCAGTAGATCCTGTTGATATAGTTGATAATGAACTGTTTGATGATACCGATGAACTATCAGAAGAAACGTCAGAAACATTTGTTGACTGCGATGATTCTGAAGATTTTGAACTATCAGATGATTCTGAAGATGTGCTATCAGATGATTCTGAAGAAGAACTGTCCGTTGATTCTGAAGAGACACTACTTACCGATTCTGAAGAAACACTACTTACCGATTCCAATGATTCAGTTGATTCAGATGACATTTCAGAAGTATCTGATGAACGAGACATTCCATCAGATTTTGAACTTGAACTATTATCAATATCTGTAATAAACAGTTGTTCTTTATTATATTGGTTCATCAATCCTAAAGCTTGATATTCTTTACCAATGCATGACATTGTATCAGTAGTATAAAGAAGCTCTGGAAATACGCTATTATCAATATTTTTACTAATTGCAGAATTCATCTCAGGGAAAACATCGAAATAATCAATTTGTTTTCTTATTGTCGGTTTAGCTAATGGTGTTCTAGCATTAACAAAGTCAATATTCTTTATTACGTTGCAGTGGCTATATTGACTTATATTACTAACTGAAACAGTAAATTGGTCTAAAAAACTATCTCCATATTTAATTGATCCAAATTCACTAACAATTTCAATAATGTCTCCTTTAATCATTCTATCTTGTATTCTCAACGTTAAAATTTTACCATTTATTTTAAATCCAATTATCACATAGCTATAAAATTGAGATATTATAGAAATCTTCTTAATATCAACTACAGTTGGAAAATCATCAAAAGATATATTAATATATCTTCCGACATTATCTGATTCAGAAGTTACTATTGGTGTTATAGACATATTAAATGTTAATATTGCCTTGTTCAAGATAGAATTGAATATTTTGAGATCCAAGAACTATTAATTCGTTAACACCAACTCCTTGAATACCAGCTGCTCTTTCGCTCTTAGTGACAATTCTTCTAAGAGAAGGATAATCATCTGTAGGCTTGTACACATCAACAGATTTAACACCGTCAACACTCTTCATAGCATAAATTAAATCACTTCTATTAAAGTCTTGTCCCATGTTCCTATTGGTTATATTGAACACATTCTTTACAGCAAATAAAACTTGTTCTTTAACTGTTGCAGCATCTGCGTTTCTTGTTAATACAACAGTAGCTTCAAGATTCACTGGAAGCAGTGATCCATCATATATTCTAAGTTCATCAGTAAAGACATTAAGTTGAACAATGTAATTGCTCAAAGCAGTCTTAAGGCCATTGCTTGGAGCAATTGGCATTGTCTCGCCTTCTTGTAACAAATACATGTCAACAACATTCTTGTTGACATAATTGGCTAACAAATACTGTTTGGCGTCTTCCTCAGTTGGAGCTGCACGTATCTGTTTAATGATATAATCTAAATTGTTGCTACCATCAGCTGGATCACCATATTCAATACCCGTTCTTACAACAGCTACTGATTTTGAAACTGATCCATATACAGGATGTTTAAATGTTGACGATATAATAGAATAATCATCAGAAGTTGCAATGTTCTTATGAGTAGAAAATTCTCTTGGAGCACGCTTCTTAGCGTCATCTAAACTTTCATTATCATATCCACCACGAGATGGTGATGGATTTCTGAATGTAACAGCAGTTGCTGCTGACTGTCCACCACCGACAGTTCTACTTTCATTAATTGAATATCTTCCAATTCTTCCTCTTATACCGCCACCATTTCTATATCTAACTCTTATTAATTGACCATCTATCGGAGCTTTTCCATTTTTATTATCACCAAAAGACACTCTTGTACGATCATCGAGATGATCAACTTCGAACACTTCAGAATTAGCATCTGCTTGTTCTAAGAAATCAATTCTACTCCATTCAGTAGAATTAGATCCAGTTTCTATAAATACAATTATTGGATCATCAATAACATCAGTCTTCATTATATCAATATATTGTCCAGCAGAACCATCTGAAACTATGGTTATATCACTACCAAACTTTCCTTCTACCGCATATGCTATGATACCTCTCTTGCCACGAGGTATTACAATGTCACCAGTGTAATCACCAGGAGTCTTAAACAATTCATATGTTAAAACCCCGCCATCTGGACCAGTTAATGAGAATATCAATCCAGCAGGAATTATTATATCAAACGAAGCAGGAACATTAATAACACATTCAATATCAGCTACAGCTGGAGATGCTTTTGTTAACTTCTGACCAATTAACTCTAAATGCTGCGATACTGCAGTTCTTGATTGAGCAGTTGGTAAGAACGATTCATCTGCAACTATGTCGGAACGTTCAGACAGTAAACCAGTTAAAGCAGATACCAATTCAACGAACATAATCGTACCATTACTAAGAACGAAATCATTAAAATCTTCTTTGAAATAAGTTTTAATATATTCAATAGCCATTCTTCTAGCAGTTTCAAATTCAAGAGCAGAAAAATCAATACGACGTAATTCAGCTGATGGTAATACAACTCCAACTTCTTCCGGAGAATCTGGAAGTTTAACTATAACGTTGGTTGTATCTGGAACTGTCGTCATCATACCCCCGTAGCAGGAATAACTATACTGGCCAAAAGCTGATCACTCATGGCAGATGTTACTTCCCACTTACCGTATATTTTAATACTTACTTTGTTTGGAGTGTTTGAGTCATCAACAATTTCAATATTTGATATTCTTATCATTGGATGATATCTTATTGTGTATTCTCTTATAATATCTTCTATCGAAGTCTTACTGCTTATATCATTTGGATCAAACTGAAGTCTAGGAATATCACCACCAAAATCTGGTCTGTACCATCTCTCACCTTTAATAGTCATCAATCCTTGAAGATAATCATTTCTAATTAATCTATAATCTTCTTGTCTTGGTAACACTTTACTAGTTGTCCCAAGCAATGAATTGCCCTTGTAAAATGGAAAATTAGTACCCCATAATTTAGCCATTATCTCACCACCTCACGAACCTTAGAAAGGTCGCTTCTCAATGAATCAAGAGTTGCTAATAAAGTATCTCTTTCAGCAAGCAATTGAACTTTATATGCGTTATATCCATCAATCTTAGATTGAACTTTTTTAGCCTGTTCACTATCAGCACCAAGTATCAATACAATGTTGTCATATAATTTAGTTGATTCATTAATATCAGATTGATTTGATGAAACATTCTCTTTATTATCATTTAATCTAGTGCCAGTTGTATTAATTTCATTTGATATATCATCCATTCTCTTACTAGCTATTTGAACTATATTAGTATATTCAGCTTCATCAAGACCAAATTTCTTATAATCAACAACATTTGTATCCTGTCTAAGTTCTATAGATTCAAGAGAATAAGGATCAGGAATTTCTTCAGTTTCACTTGTAAAGTCCAAAAATTGACCAATTTCAAATGTCTTAGATCCACTTCCTTCAGTTGATAAAGATGGAATAGTTAAATTAAATATTAAACTACTTGAAAATTGACGCTTATCTGCTTTTGAATATGTTCTCTGCGGCTGTTTTCTAAGTTCTTCATTTCTAGGAAGCTGTAGGAAAATACTGAGAGATTTAGGAGGTTCTTGATTTGATATAGTATAAGTAACATTACCAGACTCATCAGAGACTGGCAGAACAGATCTATATAATGCTGTCGGATAATTAATAATCATCTTAATTAGGTTTGTCCATCAAGACTGTTCTTCACCCTTGATGATGCTCATTGGAACATCAGAATAAGGGCCATTAGACTTATTCTTTCTAAACGCTGGTATCTGGTTAGGAGTTGGTTCCTGAATAACTGCTGGAGCAGAACCACCCTTAGGAGATGCAGGACCAGCACCGGGACCAGCTTTAACACCAATATGATAGGCGTTACTTTCTGGACAGAACAACGGTCCAGTGCTACCAAATCCACCTCCGTCAACCACGAATTGAGTTCCACTAGCTTCAACAGCGAAGCTTGAACATTTAATAGAAGTAGCTCCACCAGAATGCAATCTGATGTTAGCTGCAGCTTTTATTTCAATATCAGTGTTTGAATAAAGCTGAATCTTATTCTGAAGGTTATGCAACAGAATAAATGTTGTATTATCATCAAGAACCAAATACTTAAGAACAGTTGGATCGTGCAATGCAGCAAGCTTAAGATACTTGCTCATAATAAGAGCGCGATTATCCATATCTCGCGCTTCCATAAATCCTTCAGCACTAGGAACGAAGCCATCTCTAGCTTCCCAAGTCTGATCAAGAGGCGTGGTCAATGATGTATATGTGTTAGATCTATCTAATTTTAATGAATAAGTGTCTTTTTCTGGATCATTGCCCATGCATATAGAAGTAGCAAATTCATTCTCTTTCTTATACATCCATGGTTCACTAATAGCCTTTTTCATATCAGTTGTTAAAAACACATATCCGAATCTATCATTAAGTTCAAGAGCTTTGGCCATCGGCGTATAAAGAAGCATTCTATTAAGATCGTTCTTCTCATTGATATCCATTCCAAAACCAAATTCAGTGCCTTGATCACCATGCTTCGGAGTAAATGCTGGTGTTCCAGAACTTGTTCTTGGCAATGATCTAAATTTAGAACTCTCGTTATTTGCATTACTAAGATATTTAGACCAATTAGCTTTTCTACGTCCTTTTATGAGCCATCCGTTTCCGTGCTTCGATTCTTTAGTGTCAGCTTGTTTTTCATCACTGCCACGATCATCAAGAACAAACTTAACGCCCCATCTTGTTATAAATCTCATCTGTCTAGCATCACGATCTTGCCAGCTATTTTCTTCTTCGTCTACCTTGCCACCAATTTCTTTAATTCTCTCACGCTTGATGAAATCGTCTTCTTTTGGATTAAAACCCATGTCCATGAATTGCAACAACATTCCACCCTTAGTGCTTAATTTAATCCATCTTTCATCCATCTTGTCATATTTAGACTGACGTTTTGATTCTTCAAATAAATCATTAGGTCTGCTCTTAGATTCAGTCTTACCACTAACCGCAGCCCATCCTTTTTTAGATGACCAACCAACATCTCTTAATTCAAGTTTATGACCATAACTAGTTCTTAATTCAATTCTACGTTGATCACGTTCTTCGCCTTTAGGTTCATTCTCATTCAACAATTTCTTTAAATTATGTGTTCTGGCCTTTTCCTTCTCATGATCTTTCTCGTGATCACCTTCAAATTCTTCTTTCCAGTCGTATCCTTGATCACCAATAATGAAATAGTTTCCATATTTAGAAACCATCGATATCATTTTTAAATCTGGTTCATTATTCTTAGGCTGTTCTTTTTGTTCTCTATACTCTTGAGGAGAACCCTTAATAGCATCAGATCCAGCAGTAGCAGCAGCTTTCTCATGTTCTTTGGGGAAGAAACCAGTCATATCCATCAAAATCATATTACCATATCTGTCCTTAAGACCCTGAGAATATGGTCTGTTATCTTTTGGAAGATATGTGTCTTCCCATGCTATGGTATCAACAGATTTTGGTTGTCCTTGATCATCAACATAAATGTTAGACTTATGAAAAACAGCATGCAGTTTATAAAATCTGCGTCTTGTTGGTTCAGCATGTCCTGTCCATATAGGACCATACGGATGCTGTTTCTCAAACGATATCCACACATAATCACCAATGCACGGACTTGTCCATGATCCAGCACCCTTACCACCATGCTGAAATGAAGAAACAGCAAACGGACAATCTTCTGGTTTATCCTTCAAACTAAAATTGTGCATCTCAGGCATAATAAATCTGATTCTATGCATATTCAACGGATCATTTGTTTCAACTACTAATGCCCTGTAAAAACCAGGGTAGCGTGTGTACAGAGATGGCTGCAAACGTTCACGATTGAACTTCGAATATATCTTATTAATATTGTCATTGATCTTCATTTATGATAAGTTCCCAATTATATTTATCTAAAAGAACTATCAAAAATAATTAAAGTATGATATTAATGCAGCTAAACTATAAGTTTGGGACTGAGAAAAAAGAACTAATAGTTATAAAAATAGGTGAGTTTAATTCAAAAATGGTATGCATATTAGATAATGCTGTAAATGAACACGACGCAGCAATTATCAGAAATGGAATGAATAAATTATATAATTATAATCTGCCAAATAGAGTTAAATGGCTTAGAGAAAATGTCCCTAACGCCTACAAAAAAGGATACAGAGAAATTTATCTTAATAGAATAGAAGTTTTATACCAAGCACCAGTGCCATCTAAATCTTAATACCATCAAACAGCAATCTTGTAGTCACTAATTTCTTGTTCTCATTAATATATTTATAAACATCATATCCCATCTTCAACATATCATTCCAATCTTTCTTACCAGCTTTTGCTACTTCCAAAGGTGGAATAGCGTAATAAATTTCTTTACAAAAATCACCAGTTCTCATCTTATTTAATGCAAAATAATCTTTTTGAATTGATTTTATTCCAGCTTCATCTCTATCAGGTGCTAAAATTACAGATCTTGGATTAAGCGATCTTAAAAGTTTAAGCTGACCGTCTTTTAACGATGCTCCACCAGTAGCCAGTGAATTTTGTTTGATGCTAAGACAATTATATATCGATTCAACTACTGAAACTTCAGAACACGGCTCTATATCATCAAAACCATATAAGAAATCGCCAGCCTTCTTATTAGTTTCACCCTCATCTGGAAATCTGAAAACTTTTGATATCAATGATCTCATCTGCCAAAATACTAACATATCATATTGATAATATGGAACCACCATACTAGTTCCACAAGCTGCTATCTTAGCCTTAAAAATTACATCTTCTGAAAATCCACGCACTTTAGTAAGATATGTCATGCACATATCTCTTGCTTTACCATGATGCTTAGCTAATAAAATAGAACCTTCTGGCAGTTTAATAGGATCATCATTTTGAATTTCATCATTTTCTTTTGATACTGAATATCTTGATATTATTGGCGAATTACCGCATACTTCTTTGATAGCTTCACTAAACATTATATTCTTATATGTTGATACAAACTTTAAAAACGATCCGTCAAATTGCTGGTGATTTGGTCTGAAATCATGAACAACAGCATTAACTCTTGAAATATAGAGTCTAAATTCAGTGTCACCATCTGGATTGCATATTCTAATCTGATCATCATTAGCAATTTTACATTCAAAATTTCTATTCAACCAATTCTCAATCTGCTCAGGTGTAGGTTGAACAAATCCAGAATGTTGTTTTCTGGCCAATAAATATTTGTTCTTATTAAGCTTATACATTCGAATCTTCGCCTAGCATCTCTTTTATATTATCAGATCCAATTGCATTAACCATTCTCATTTTCAATATTACATAATCCTTCAATTCTAACATCATAGCTCTATCGCCTCTTTCCAGTTTATGGTAAGCAGCCATACACGATTTTGAACAACATATAAATGAATCAGATAAAATATTCTTGCTCCTGAGCATTACAAAATTAGCAAATCCTTTTTTGTTAATTTTCTTGAGAAGAAATTCAACCTTGTTCATCCCACATGAATTAAGATATTTATTAGATTCATCAATAGATTTTGTTATGTTATCGTGTCTACCTATTTGATTCTTTAATTCATCAATGCATATATCAACAATATCTGGACTAGACAAAATCCCGATGCCTTTTCTCATTAAATTATTTTTATGCATATATTTAACAACTATTTTGATGATTTCTAAAATCTGTGGTTCATCATATCGAGAAGATTTACATTTATTGACAAATGCATTAAATGTTCTATACGAATAAGTATTAACAACACTATCTGCTTTAGGAAAACTAAAGTCACCGCCAAAATTATTTAACGCTCTTTTATATTCAAGAGCAACTTTTAGAACAAGTTTGTCCACGTATATAAAATACAATGAAAAATAGCACCCCAAATAGTAAAGATATGGCCAAACAAGCTCCTAAGCAGTCGATAGATGCTGAAACCAAAAAAGCATTAGATAAATTCTCTGAAGAATTATCGGTTTTAATTAAGAAACACAAAATTGTCGAATACGCTGGCGTATTCGTAGTAAAAGACAAGCCGATAGTAAGTTTCTATCCTGATGATGTTACAGCTACAAAGCTTTTAAAGAATGCACATTCAATGTGCAGAGAAAGCGTCATCAATAAAATAGGCGGTTAATCGTTCAATTCTTTAATTGCAGCGTCGAATTTTTCAACCACATTATTGATGCCAAGTCCAGCACAAAGATCTCTCATTCTATTCATGTATGTATGTTTAAGTCTTGTCTGTTTAAAAATTTCTTCTGTATATTCAATACGAGCTTTATCAAAAGTTGGATTGTTAGCATAATTTGTGACAAGATCAAAATATTCACCTGGATTTCTGGCCATCAAATATGATCCAGACTTATAATATCTGTCGAAATTCGGAATGTAGTCAACAATCGGTAAAGTTTTGCACAGCGCTAATTTAAAAAATCTTTCTGGAATATCTATACCAAATTTTGTAGTGTGTGGCTCGCACATGCATGGCCCAACTTTACCACTAGCCAAAAATTCTCTTCCACTATCAGAATCAGGAACAACACCAGCGTAACCATTAACACCTTGCCATCCTCCCCAGCCCATTATTTTAACACTAGTAGCTTTAATAATTGGAAGTAACCATTGGTCTATTTTATTAGCTTTATATGGCCATCTACCACCAAGATAAACAATGTTGTTAGTTTTATTTTCTGATGGCCAATATAAAGTATGATCAGCGGCAGTTGGAACACCAATAAAATTAATATTATGAATTTTAGACCAATTAGACCAAAATGTTGAAGAATCATCTTGATGACCATACCCAAACACAACATTAGGTCTTTGTGATAAAGTCCAATTTATTGCTTCTTTTGGTTCATTTACATCAACACCGTGTAATGGTTCAAGCTTTGTACCATACGGATTTACATGAATCGCTACTTTTACATTACCACGATTTTGTGGAATTATTTTACGGTGTCCACTGCATCCAATATATAAATCTGGTTTAACAGCATCCCAAGTTTGTGCATCACCATCCCAAAATTTAGCGTCACATCCAATTGAGTTAAATGCATTAATAAAACCACGAGCTATATATAAATATGCACCACCATTTGGTTTGGCTACAAGAACTTTCATCTGCGTTTATTCCTAAGATATTCAGCGTCTGCTGCGATTACTCTATCTATTCCTTGAGCAGTTCTCTGTACACCAATTAATTTATTTTTGGTATGATAAGTTTCCCATCCATCTGTTCTACCATGCCATAAATGAAAAAGATTTATTGTTCTATCATTAAATAACTTAGTAGCTGTCTTTATTTTCCAGAAAAAATCGCAATCTTCAACTCCATAACCAATAAACAATTCACTAAATCCACCTATTCTTTCATAAACATCTTTTCTAATTCCTAACGATCCACCTTCATAATAATTAACAATTCTGTCTGACTCAATATTTTCTTCATTTATTTTATATAACGACACTATCTTTTCAGTCGATTCTTTTGTCATATAACAGACAGTTGCACCAACATGAACAGACTCATTATTATTAAGAAGATTGTTCATAATTGAAGTATAATTTCCACGAACCAACATATCAGCATCATGTAATATTATGTTATTATTTTTAGAAGCGTGGACACCATCATTAAAAGCTTGTGATTTATTAAATGGTATACCACTATCGCTCTTTGAAAAAACATAATCGATGCATGGAAGCTTATTCTTATCCATTATTTCTTTATAATCTTGTTCAACTAAAATTATTTGAATTACAGGAAATCTTTGGGCTTTAACGTTCTGCACAACAGTTTCTATGCAGTTAGCTCTTCCAATATCTCTAAAAGGAATTACATATGATACTGAAGGAACTATAGTCTTATTAGATGTTCCGATGTACAATCTGGTCTTATCATCTTTTTTAATATTATATTGCACCCTAGCTTGTTTAAAATGTTCAGCCTTCTGTTCATCTGAAGTTTTATCATCATAAATTCTGAAGTATCTGTTTGATCCAACTACGTCATGATATCCAGGAGGTGCCATTCCAGATCTTGAAATTCTATCACTGTAATCGACATGTTCATAACCATAAATTCCAAATTCTTCGTCCATAAATCCAACTTTTTTAAATGCATCGTCGTGTATGGCCAAAACAGCACCATGTGGCCTACTAGTAACAGTTATAATACCATTACGATCTGGTTCTACTTTGGCTGCATTATAGACACCAACTTGTCTATAACAGAAATGCTTTATATTAGTTTGAACCATTTTATCAAAATAAAACAAATCCCATCCTTCACTTAAAACCTCAGTATCATCATTCATTAACAGTTTATACTTAAATCTTTCCAAGCACCTAAGTAATCTATTTGTATTTCCAGCTATTCCAATTCTGTCATTATGTATACCAATAATATCTTTTTGTTCTTTTAACCATTCCCACACTTTAGGATTGGTGCTCTCATCACTAACAAATACTGTTGTTCTTGTTAAATCTGTGTATTTTCTTATTGATGTAATCAATCCAACAAGAGATTCTAAACGATTATAACTAAGTATACCTATTCCAATATTGTTAGAAATTGGGATAACATCTTCTTTTATTTTAGAAACTGAAAATTCGGTTGCTCTGTGACCAGAATGACCAACTTTACCAACTATATTCTTTGTAGACTTTGCAGATATTTTAGTATGATTATTTGTAATTCTGTCTATTTTATATCCAGCTATTGGTCTAGCTCTACTAACTTTAATAACGTGGCTTTCAACAACATTCTTAGATTGTTGAATTTCTAATTTCTTAGGTTCCGTTCCATCAACTATTTTAACAATTGATAAGTATTTTGGAACGTACTTTTTGAAAAACTCATCTAGAACAATTCTTTGTCCTTTTGTAAAAATGACCATCTTACCATTATTATCAGGTATCTGTATAGTATTGTTGTTGTGATTAAGGAACAGATATTTCATTTAATGATACCGTATAGCGGTCTAAAATATTTGTCTTCTATAACATATTTAAATCTACTTGGTTTAACAATCTTGCCATTGAAATTGTTAAAATTGTCTGCTGACAACATGGCTATTTCTGATATTTTTTGTGTAGGTATAACTTTTGAATAAACATCACGAAGCATTCCTGGGCCAATGAACTTATTTGCAGAAATCATGACATCAACCAAAATTGGATCGTTAACACCAGAGAAATAATAACATGCTTCTCTTATCCCAGACGTTTTCATAATATTAAACAATCTGTCAGAATATTTCATCACAGATTTGTGATCATTACTATTTAATTCAAGTTTGTTGGACTTTAAATCAGCCAATCTAATAAACAAATATTCATCTCTAAAACCAATATATAACGAATATCCAACATCAACAGGATATGGATCTATAACATATGAATATAAATTATTAAATAAGCTGGCGTACTCTTTTACATTAAACAATTCTGGATAATCAATAAAATCAGGTATAATGTACTCTTTCATACATAGTAAACATTACTGTTGCTGATTACACTAAATGATCCAACCATGGTGTTCTTTATCTTTCTTACATTTAATTTTATTTCTTCATAGTCACCCTGAACTAACAATCTTAAATTGCCCGATTTCTTAACTAATAAAGTATCTCCATCTACTCCATATATAACAGCAAACCATCTAATAATAAAACCATCACGAAATAACATATCACCGACCTTTGGACTCCATCCAGTAAGATCGGCATATTTAACTAATTCAACATCAATATCTCCACCTCTCATTGACCCTCCATAAACTGGCATGTGTAAGGATCAAATACGTGTTTCTTACCATTTTGTACCCAAATTACCGTTAATCCTTCTCTCTTTCCACCAAGTCTAATTTTTATAAGTCTATCAACTGGCATATGAAAATCATCAATTTTCACACGCGGCAAAGTAACAGAATATTCATCATCTTCAAGAGCATCATGAAGATTATTCCAAGATTTCTCTTGTTCTTTAACTTGATCAAATCCTTCAATTAAAAGATCTTTTAACCCAAGCTCTTTATTAATAGAAGTAAGACTAGTCTTCATCTTCACTTTAACATCATCTCTCTCATCTTCCCATTCTATTTCATTATTTAAAACAACATCATCTTTTTTGCTATTATTAATAAATGGCATAAGAGCTTTTCTTATGTCAACAACACTGTTGATTTCTACACCCTTGAATTCTTTCTTATTCATTTTACACCTCAATTTTCACTGGTTTGAGTTTAATATGTATCATGTTGGATAATCTATGTAAAACTATCCAATTAAATGCCCAATATAAATACTTATCAACAAATATTATAACATTATGAAGTGTTGGTGTATCACTCCAAAATTTTGCATCACTAAAGAAAAATGAAGGAAGCATCCATGCAAACGCAAATGCTATCCATACTGAGCAGCAATATCCGCAAGTTATAAGTT